CGCGTCATCAAACGCAAGCTCTAAAACAACAGCTCTTTCTCGTTGAGCCGCAGTGCCAGTAAAGAAACCACTGTCATCGACAATAGCCACTGTGCGCTGTAAGACTCTGCGATATTTCTTAGCTTCTGGTGTAGTTAGCAACGGGTTGGCGTCAATTTTCCTATATAAATCCATTGCGGTTTTATCGGTTAGCTTAGGGTCGTCACTTGCAAGCGTTTCTGCAATTAACTGACTTGCCGCTTCAGGATCATCAATCATACGCTTTTCAATTGTGTAAATAGTTGAGGGGTCATCAAAACCACTGCCACGATTGGAAAGGATGGACGCCAGACTGTTAAGCTGGGAGCCGGTAATCTGCTTGGCGCTTGCCGCACGAGAAATTTCTGCTTGCCCGGTTGTACCCGAAACGATTCCAATAGACAGCGATCTAAAGTTGTCGTTTTGCATTGCGGTTGTAGCTTTCACCTCATCTGCTTCAAACCTTGTCTTGGTTGTCCACCACTCATCCCAATCAGACAGCAATACTTTACTCATGGCCTGTTGATCTTCCACAGTCATATCTGAAACGGGAGTGTTTGTAAGGCTGTCGATATAAGAGATTATTTCCGTGCCGTCTGCTTTTGGGTCTCTCTCTACCCGCTTAATGGTTTCCTGCAATCCGTATCTTGCTCGGGCTGTAAACGCACCTGCAACGGCCTCTCTTTTAGCTTGCTGGCCCTCTGTCTCCGTTAGGAATCGACCTTTTACTAAACCATCAATGGACGTATACGCTGATTGTAACTGAGCATCAGATCCGGCCTGATCGCCAAGCATTTCGAGTTTAATTGCTTTATCAAGCGCGTCCGCCGCGCCCTGCGTCAGATCATCCTTGGCTCTTTCTAAATTAAAAGTAGCGACTTCGTTTTGAACGCCTATCCGTGCAGAGCTGATAAGGGAGTCCATTGAGACGCTTACAGAATCGGAAAAATCTTCACCTACCGAATTAATAAGACCTTTACGATACTCTTTGACGCTATCTTCAAAGCCCTTAATGTCGCGGTAATTTTCGGCGGCAATGCGAGCAATGTTTTCTCTAGCATCGTTGTTTACGCCAGCGATATACGACTCGCGCATAGCGTCATTGTATGCCTGATCAAATACAGATATTTGAGACAAGAAACCTTCTTTTGCTTCTGGTGCCTCTTTCGTCTCTATTGCTTTTGCTCCAGCCGCACGCCCTGCCTCTTGACCACGCTCTGTTTGAATCTTAGCGCCAACCTCAAACGCAATGTCGCCGACCTGTTCAGCCAAGCCAGAAAGAGCCTGCAAGCGTTTAGCCTGAGACGTATCTACACCTGTCGGTGTGAACCTGCCGTAGTAATCAATGCGCTTCTGAGCCATCACTATTCCTTAAGCTGTGCCATTTTTGCGCCACCACTGAGTAATGTACTTGCCGCGCCAATGTACGCCGTTTGTTTTGCTTGTTTGCCTTGACGTATTAGTGCCGATCTTCGCAAGCGCTCCGACAGGTCAATAGTAGCCTCACTTAATCCAACTTGCTCTGCGCTCGCTAATGCCAGACTAGCTGGCGTACCTTCCCCAGATATTCCTGCTGTAGATAATGCCGCCGCGTTAGCCGCTAATGCTCGATTCAATTCTTGCCGTCGCTGTAGCTCCTGACTCTGAGCCGCAAACTCTTCTTGTTTCGCTTGCTCTTTCATCTGTTGTTCTTGTGCTTTGCCAGCTTGAACCTGTCCATAGACAGACGTTGCTGTACCCGCCGCAGTTAAGGCAATCGCCGTAATAACCCAACTCATTGTTCAGTCTCCAATATCTGCTCGGCAATCTTTTCAGGATTGGTTTCATCGGTAGGATGATAAGTCGTCCATACCGTATCTGTTACTGCGTAGATAACTCGCTTCATGCCGGGCTTAGTTTGTCCTGTATACGGTGCAACCATGTGTTCCTTGCCTTCATGCGTCACTGCGTAGCACTCGCCTTGTGAGACTGTGAATATGTGATTGGTCTTATGCAGTGCGCCGACCAAGCAAACACCCGCCGGGATGAACAACTCACGCGCATATAGACCGTCGGCAAAGTGATCAGTCACAACCGTCTCAGCTTGAGGCATTTGAAGCATCAAGTTTTGCGCTTTGAAGATTTCATCCTGTAGGGCAAGGTTCATCAGTTACCCTCAACTTCGTATTCAATCATCTGTATGTGCATGGGTAGAGGATCAGGAGCCGTAATCGTCGGCATGACCTGTCTATTCCACCCGCTAATATCGTAAACGTCTTCTATTATGCCACTGACAGGGACAATAGATTGGAATCCACCCGTAACAAACGGGCCAAACTCGTTAATAGTAGTAGGCAGATTGTCAATCTTAATCCCATACGACTCATTCACCCGGATATTCATGCGGAGAATCTTCTTGAGGCGCATCTGATTCTGGCCCGATCCAATGTCTGTACTCAACGGCATGGGCTTAATCGTGCAGGTAAATGGCAAGCCGACCTCATAAATCACAGCACCAAAACGCTCGTCAGAGTTAAGCGTGATACTTCCGCTTGCTACCGTGTAAGACGACAGCACAAGGTTCTCGTATGAATCTTGGAAGCCCTGCCGAGTCACGACCTTGACCGTTTCATTTTCCAAATGGTCCAGTCCGTCGATGACGCCGCTTATTTGAGTGTCTTTAATCGCGCAATCCATGCGGTAATCGAAATCCCAGCGCTCTATGTATATCTTGTCAGAGCCATCTATATTGCGCTCAACAGTCATATACAACTGATCATCCACAACACAGACGCTTTTGATTTCTCCGTCTGTATTCCAGCTGGTGAAGCCGTTAATATCCTGGCTTCTCAGCGTATTCAAGATTGTTGCGGAGCCGTTACTATTCACAATGAACAGCCAGTTAGCGTCATCGCTCGCAGTACCCGCTAAAAGCGCCATATCGACCGGCTGGTTGATTAAATGAGAGGCCAGTACCGATCTATCGTCTGTAGTGTAAGCGTCCTCGTTGAACGAATACAGGAAGCCTAAGAGGGACTTGCCGTGCCGGTCCACAAACAGGGTCGAGCCATCAACATCCTGAACCTCAATACTGCTTGAGCCGTGCGATGTCTGTGGCTGGATACTGATATTAGATGGCGTAACAGGTCTGCTAGTAATTGAAAACTCTGCACCAGACGTAAATATTTGCAAGTTACGACCGGGATACACGTCAACAATGTCATTCAGCTTGCGCGAAGAAATAGTCGCAAATATTGCCTCGTCGTCATCGCCGTCATCAATGTCGAAATCAAAGAATGATCCAGTCTTAGACATGAAGATCGACTGAGGCTTTGACTCAGTGCCACCAAGTACCAATCGGCCTTCGTAGAAACACGCACTCTTTGGATATCCACGGGTTGCAGACCAGACATCTTCTTTACGCGGAGAGCCTGATTGCGTTTTGGTAAACTCGACAGTATTAGTCGCAGTGCCTTCTGTTACGAATCCAGAAAACAACTCAAACGCTTTTGCTGATTCGCCAGATATAGTGATCGTATATTGTCTAGCACCAATAGCGCCAGCCGTTACAGATACGCCCGAGTCGCCAAAGACTGGCATCTCTTGCAGGTTCTTTTGTATGTTGAAGACGGTAGCAGATTGCTCGTCAGCACTGTCGTCGCCAGCAAAAGTGATCTGCTTTGATATGACCGATTCAATATCAACTTCAAAACGGTCGCCGACTTCCCATTGATGGCCTGATCCATGCTGTAAAGTCATTATCTGGATTTCATCTTGCGGCGTCGGGCTTTGTGCATCGTCGAAGTCGTACTGCGGGATGTTAGTAAACGGAATGTTGTCTAAGAACCAATCCGCATCTGTACCCAGATTGACTAAACGAATCGGATTAAAGTTACCGAATACCAGCATGACGTTTTCGATCTGAGCCACACGAATCGTTGATACATCGACAGTTGAGTCATAGTTAGGCTTTATGTCAGCAACGCGAGTTGTTTGATAATTAACCCCAACAAGACGCGTTCTAAATATTGCAATGTTGTCTCGCGTAAACTCGAAAAGATAATGACGGTCATCCTCAACGCTGAAGTCTTCCAGCTTACAAGCGCTATCGGCACCCGTTTCTTTGGGCAACAAGAATCCTGCCAGCGTTACTGTTGCAGATCCCAAGTCAGTAGTGCCAACACGGACTAGACGCCAGTATCTAGCATAAAAACCAACTCTAACTCGGAAATCTTGAGGGCTTGTGCCAATCAGGTTAAGACTGCCAGCATCAGTCCACGTCGTGTTATTCGCTGAATACTGCACTTTGAATTCATCAGACGTGCCAGATGACAAACTGATCTGCCTAACGTCAACAAACTCTGTGTCTATTGATTCGGTTGTGCCTCGGTCGGCGTGAATCACGACGTAATTATCTGTCGTGCCTATTGCCGCCGTCGTTGATGTGGTGGTTGCGTCGTTGTCGTAGACAGTCGAAGCCGTTCCACCGTTAGGCATAGTGCCAAAGTATGAATGATCCACTAAAACGCGAATAGTGGACGCCACAAACTCAGTACCGGGACGACGCTTCATGCCACCTTGAGGGACGATCACAACATTATCGGCAGTCTCTACCGCCTGATAATACTGGTTGATATCAGTACGACCCTTCAACAGCGGAGATAGCTCTCCACTGACAAAGCTAGACTGGATGAATCGAGTCTTGGCCATTAGTACCTCACACTAGCGAATGGGTTGCTCCGTATCCGCTCAACTGGGGCTTGCTGAGAGTCTGTAAATCTAGCCATACGAGACGCATTTACGTACGCCGATGCCATCTCACCTCGTGCCGCAGAGCTGTCTCTAATGCTTGCCGCGAAGTCCATAGCCAGTGCGTACTCAACAACCTTTGCAAAGTACACAGGCCAATCGGCTTCTGCCACGTTGTAAATGTAATCAGCGTACAGCTCGTTAGATGAGTTGCTGTATAGCTTGTCACCGTACACCTGATAGTTAGAATCAGGGGAGACAGTAATCAGAAACAGTAAGTCAGCGGGTAGCTGGTAGATAGATGACCAGCCATTGGGGTCTGGCGGAGTGCTTACCTGCTTAGTTATCTCAACTTGCTTACGAGCAAACGTCCAACGATGCTTTGTCAGCTCGTTTTGTACGATGTTGTCATATAGCTTGTCTGCAACAACTTCACGGCGCGTACCGCCATCCAGCGAGCTAATCGGAGTGTCCCCGATCAGAATGAGAGCATTGCTAATGAGGTCAATCTTGGTCGCCATAACTCACCTAGAAATAGAATGGCCCCCGAAGGGGCCGGGTAAGACTTATGCAGTCTTGTCGTACTGGACCTTAACCAAGCCGCCCAAATCACGAACGACAGCACCAGCTTTCAACATACCGTTGGTAAGCCATGCAGTCTTCTGTGGGACGTAGTTGATTTCAGTCTTCATGTCGATACCGATAGCAAGACCAACAGCGGGACGCTGGAAGAAGTAAGAGTCCACGATGTCAGAAGCTACAGTCAGACCGCCTTCAGAGCGAGTCTCGATCACGATGAAGTTAAAGCCACACAGAGTGTTGACTTCACCAGATACGAGTGCCTTGATAGCCTGATAGTCGCCAGAAGTCGCCTTCTCATCACCAAGCAGACCGCCAAGACCTTGCGCTTCGATAACTGCAAACAGCTCAGAGTTAGGTACACCCTGATCACGAAGAGCAACCTGCGCGTCAATGACCTTAGCCATTGTCAGGTTTGTGCCACCCTCAACGATATCAGATGCAGTAGGAGTGATAGCGTCCATTGCGTCGATAACAAGCTGGTCGCAACGACGACCGAGAGCGCCAGCGATAGTGTTCGCAAGCTCTTGCTTCTCGTCAAAGTTAACTTCAGCGGCATCAAAGATGTCTGTGTACTCTGGCGCGTTCCAGTTTGCCAAAGTAGCAGTCACCATTGAATGGCCTACGTCCATTGGATCAACATCAGCGGCAGTAGTCTTCTGGTTCGCTGTGCCTTTGCCCATCTTACGGAATTTGTAGGTATCACCTACGACGTTGTTTCGTACAGTAACAGCACCTTTGAGCAAGCCCATACCTTGATAGGCGTGCTTCACCATGCTGTCAAACTCAGTTACCGCAACTGCGGAAAGATTAATTGACATGATTCAGTCTCCTCTATGTCAAATGTATAAAAATGATTAAGAGGTTTTAGACTGAGTACCCGGCAGTCGGTCAGTCGTTCAACCTAAAACTACCGGGCCTTATAGAAAGGGGTATCCGATGCGCCGATGATACCACAAACAATAAGTGGTTAGCCAACCGTCCTGTTGTACGGACGATCACCACCAAACTCTTGCATCATGCGCTGAATCTTACGCTCATGGTTCTGGTCAACAGAGCGAAGTAGCTGTCCATTCTCGTGCTTCTTGAACATCTCTGCTTCGATGTCATCCCACGTAATACCGCCCGGCTCAATGTGTCCGTCAATCGGTAGTTTAGCGGGGGCTGTTGCCTTGATAAGCGCCTCAACCAGCTCGACAGCTTCAGCACTGTTCACGCCATAGCGAACACGCTCGTATGTGTCTGAATCGAGATTGTTCTTCATGTACTGCTCGACAACCTTGACGCGTTCCACACCATTATCGCCTAGCTTCTGAAGCTCCACCTCCATCGAGACTTCTTCGACTGCCTGCTCTTGTGCAGTCAAAATATCCCATGCGTCATTCAACGCTGATTGCGACATATTGGTGCGCTCACCAAACGACACAAGCTCCTGCCAAAGAGAATCGTCCTGCTCGACGCCCTCAATTGTTGCGTATCCCTCTTTTGGTGCGCCAGTAAAGCCACCGAACTTCTTCTCCAGCTCCGTGTATGCCTTGGCTTGCTCTGCAACTGACTTGTATTTGTCAGCTTTGTACCACTCCGGTTGATCGCCTACGCCTTTGATGCCATCGCTCAAAAAGAATTCGCCTTCACCTAACGTAGGTTCTGCGGCGTCTACTAATGAGGTCAGGGTATCGTTACTCTCTACGGCCTGTTCGTCCATGGTTTATCTCCAGTGATGTTGAAATGAAATCGTTACTCTCGTTCGGCTTGCTGTATGTAATGAATAATCAGCCTGATCACCCCCGCCTCGCCATTGTGATACGCCGCTTCATACGCGACATTCTGGCTAGACAAAGATGTTGAGTTGTCGAATAGAAAACGCCGGGTCAGATCCTCTAAAACCTTCTGCCCATCCTCAGTAGCGAAGCACCGATGATAGGCTCTGATGATTTCTGTGATCTGTTCTTGTGCTTTGGCGCGTTGTTTCTTGGCTTCCGGGCTTGCGCCCTCAATTGTTTCCCAAGTCATTCAGCTTCCATTTGTGGTGGTTGTTGTTGCATCATCTGTACTTGTGCGCCAGCTTGGATTATCTGTTGTTTCTCCATATCAGATCGCACTAACTCCGACGGCATTCCCGTCTTCTGCGCCGCCCACGTACCGAAGTCTTCGATCTTATAGGCAATCTGCACTTGATCAGGGCCAGACGTACCCAATACAAACTGCACGGCTTGCTGAACGGCTAACAGATCCTCGCCATCCTGCGCCCGTGCCAGTGGAGAGGTGAACTTGATCTGCACGTCACGCCCATCTAGCTCGATAGGAACGATCAATCCACGTCGAGTCAGTATAGCGACGACACGCTTGAGTATTGGTACGAGTACCTCGGTCTGAAGTCGCCCAAAGGCCGACCCGATCCGTTTTGCAAGCTCTCGGGATTCAATAGCAACCTCAGTGGCGCTACGAACAGGACCAGCAGGATCACGCAGATCGTTGAACAGTGCCAACTTGATAGCGTTCTGAAGCTCCACGATTTCGAATTGCGCGAGAGCAAGGTT